CATTTTCGCCAAGCGCTGCGCCATTGTTGATGACGTAGTAAATGGCAATGTTAGGTCTAGTGGGCTTTCATAGCCATTATCATCAGTTATAAACGCAGAAGAACGTATTTCTGGATAATCTGCCCTGATCCAATTTTGTGCAGCATTGTTAAAAGTACCGCGAACAATGTTAAAATTGTCTCTACGGCTATGCTTGGTGGCTAACTGTATTGGGCTTCTTAGATCATCTAGCGTGAATGTCTTAACAGATGAAGTATATTCACCGACTTTTAGCTGCCACTGACCTTGGCCCCAGAACAACGTGCCAGCGCAAGCGGTCATCATATCCGCTAAAATCTCTTGTGGCGCTTGATCCATACTTGCAACGCCATTTATTTCATAGCGTTTTTCTGTACCGCCAGCGGCTAACGATACGGTTTCATCACATGTATTAGCGGCTGCGCTAAACATTGTGTCGTTGATCGAATTGCCATCATCCAAACCGTAATATTCATTAATTAAGAAATCACGAATACAAAGCGCTGCATTAGCAGAATAAGCGGTTGTCGATGAACGTGGATCAAACACCTTTTTGCCCTGAACCTTGGCAGTAAATAGTGGGATACCTTCGGCAAATACAGTTTGGTCATATTCCATACGAATATACAGACAAGCGACACCCTGACCTTTAAAGTTAGTATCTTCGTTGCCTGTTGGCGCTGAACCGCCAATATTCCATGACGGGCCATCCGTTAAAGCGCTAAGTGTCGTATATACGTTCTGATTATCTGCACCGACAAACTTTTTAACCAGAATTGTCTTATTACTATCAGCATCTAACCACTTGCTATCAGTAACAAAGCCATCACCATCTAGCGTAACTACTTCGTCATTTATGTATACATCACCAATGCTGTTAACTTCATGCCCAGCCAACGCGATAATCATGTGCAAGTATTCGTTACTGTCGCCAGTGCTTTCAAGGTAGGTAATCACCCCACCTTTACGCACTTCACCGTAAACAATTTGCTGCGCGGCTGTTGCTGTTCTTGTGTTGGCTAATAATCCTTGCTGCGCAAGCTGCCCAAAGTCTGGTTTCGGCGCAAGCGCTTTCATCACAAAAGACATGACCAGCGTAGCGCCAACGGCATAGATAATGGTGGCAGTTAATGCCGAAACACCCAAAGCAGTTTGAATTGCGGGTATAACAAACTGTGGATGACGCGGTACATTATCCCAATCGTTCCACCGCTTAACCGTCAAATCGCCTAATTTATACTTCATGCTTTGACCCACGCGCCCGTTATCTGTTCAATCGGCAAAGAACCTATGCCATCATTCGATAAGAATATAGCATTTGTGCCGACAGATATACCCAATGCTTCACCAATAACCCATCTTCTAGCTTTATCAGTAGTCACCAGCGCCCCCCTTGGCGGCACATAATCAATCCGTTTTAGCTTCTGATCGATTGCTTCATGCAGGGTATTTGCCTTAAATACCTTGCGTAATTCTTCACGCTTTAAATACAAGCCATCTTTTGTGTACTTGCCAACCCAATCATCTGCCCAACCTTCGCCATACATCGCTTTGAACGCATTGTTGGTAAACATAAAACAATCATTTACATGCCACTGAAACGCCGTATTTCTGTGCTTTGCTATATATTCATTCAGCGCATCGATATTAGGTTGTTTCATCGCCACTTTTTGTTTCTCTACCCCATACCACCGACTTATCTTGCAATGGCGTTACCCAATCAAAAAAAGTGTCATCACCAGATAAACCTTTGGCTGTCCTTGTGGCCTTATGGCTTTCGCTTGTGTATCTGCGCACGTTTGGGCGTTCTAGCGCAATCAATCTGCTTTCGACAGTAAGCGTGATTGTCGAGTAATCGCCACTGTCGTTAATAGTCATTGTGTCCATGTAGCCGCTGAACACTTCGACAACATCAGAAACGCCGCTAATCCCCCAATAGATCGTGCATAATCTGCCTTGGTATTCTTCTGCTAATGCGCGGGTTACTATTGTGCTATCTAAGCCATTAAGTGTTAGCGTTGTGCCTTTAGCTGATAAATCGGATGCTTCTTCTAATCCATCGATCTGCAAAAGATTGCCCGTGCCGCTGTAGGTTTGGCTGTTAATGGTTTTGTCGCCGTAGCCTGTCCACATGCGCAGATTGCCAGCATCAAAATCCAAATCTACTGCGTAAAACGCTTCAACGCTGCTATCACTTAATGCAGTAAGTATTGCACTAGGTACTGTTCTACTCATAGCGCTTCCATTGCTCCAAACGTAATGCCATAGATACTAGCACTGTTTATTGTCCATGCTTGTTCATTGCTGGTTAGTCTAAATTCACCTTCAGGTGATGTTAAATCCACGTTTAAATTTGTATATGAACCCCTCAGTGCTGGCCATATTTCAAGATTTGAAGCGCTGCCAGTACCCACATAATCTTGCAACACCTTGTGCAAACGATATTTACCGCCTGAAACTATACCAAAATAATCACCAGCCTTTAACGTTCTACCGCTAGTTACGACAGAAGTAATAGTACGATCACCAACACCACCCGTAATGGTCATACCCGTTGCTGTTCCGCGTGGTGAAGTAGCGCTAGGATCATGTAAGCGGAACGTACCATGTTGACCGCGCAAGCTAACTAAAAAGGCTATCCACGCTTCTGCGTCTGCCCTGTTCATAGGTGGAAGTGTTACATCTGCTTCCCACGCTTCGCCGCTGTATGTGTGGGCCTGTCCAGCAAAAGTAAACGGGCTGCGCGAATATGCTACTGCATTCACCGCCCGTAACTGTATCGATGCAATGCCTATGTTTGTTGGCAACGCTAAAGGGTAACTAATAGCCATTATGCAAACGCCCTTCCATAACCACCACCACGCCGTTTAGCATCTACCACCGCTGATTTTGCACTGTTAGCTATTTCTGGCATAAGTGATCTAATTTCTGTTCTTACCGTCTGTTGAACGCCCGTTGATACGTTAATTGTTTGGTTTACGATAACATCACCGCCACCATTAGGCTGTAGCGTTCCATTCATAGAAGGGTAAAAGACTTCTGGCCCACGTTCACCAACGACAATGCCTTTACCCGCTTCTACTGGCCCACCATATGCACCCGCACCCCCCGTAGGAACGTAGCCGCCACCCATAGCTGGTGAAAAACCGAATGCACCCATAATAGAATTAACCAGCGTTTGCACGACCAAAACGCGGTACAATTCTTTAATTACAGCTTGCGCCATAGATTTAAATGCATCTTTTACACTACTTGTACCGTCTGCCAACATCATCAAGCTATCTGTCAATGAGTTAGCCAAAGCGTTTGCCGCACTTGTGTAGTCAATCGCTTCGCCCGTTGCGATTTGATATTGTTGCGTTGCTACCGCTGTTGCTTGGGCGTGTTGTGCTTCTGTAATCGCGCCGATTTCCCTAGCACGATTTAGCTTTTCCATATTTTGATTATATTCTGTTGTCGCATCAAGAACGGGTTTAAACTTTTTGGCGAATGCTTCTAGTTCCCGCATTTCTTTTTTACGTGCATTTTCGGCTGTTTTATCAGCTTCCTTGCCATCTTTATCGACGATTTCACCGCCCATACGCATCATCAATAAATCTGCGGCTGTAGGTAAGACTGTGCCACGACCACCTGTTGGTTTAGGCCCACCGATTTCGATATTCAAAGGGGTATTATTAACGGTTTCTATTTGTTCTTCTAGGTCTTTCAGCATTTCGACAAGTCGCGCTGCACTCTCTCGACCCTCTAACGCTGATTTTGCTAACTCATATTGCGCGTCTTTTTGTTCATCCGTGACAGGATTAAGTGCTTTAAGCGCGTCAAATAGAACCGCATATGCCGCTGCCTGATCTTCTGGTTCAAACGCACCTTCCAAGTCTGCAAATGCTTGAACAAGCCTATCTGCTTCATCGTTTGTCGCGCCTAATTGGTCAACTAGCTTTCTTTGTGCAGCGCCAAATTGTTCAGAACCATATTTAATGCGTTCGAAAATACCTGAATTGCTGGCAAATTCTGCTAATTCGTCACTTGCTTCATCTAAATCACGCACAAGCTTTGCTAGTGTTAATTCTTGCAATTCTTGCCGCGCATTTTTAATGCTTTCTGCCATTAATCCAAAAGTCACATCTAGTTCTGATAATGGCGTATTGGCTTCGTCTGCCGCATCTTTGGCGGCTGCTATTTTGTCTGCTAGATCATCTAATTGGTCTGCCGCTGATTTGCTTTCCTTACCCATGCTGGTAAACATCGCAATAATAGGAAAACCAACCGCTGCAATAACGCTGAAAACACCAGCCGCAATGCCAATCGCACCGCCTAACAATGCAAAGCCACCAGCAATTTGCGGGATTTGCATACCAAGAACCCTAAAGATATTGGTCCCCATCGATGCTTGCACCGCAATATCGCCTAACTGGTTAGCGGTATTTTGAAATATAAAGCGTTGCTGGCCTGTCATCTGGCCCATTTTGCCAATGCGACCACCCATTTGATCGACTGCGCTTCCAGCTTGCTTAGACTTATTTGTTACTTTATCGGTAGCGTTTGAAAATTGATCTGCGCCACGCTGCGCACCTGTCGCGTCAATGTTAAGTCTGAGTGTTGGCCCTGCCATATTCTTCACGCTCCGATCTATCTAACGCTGATACAAACCTTGCCAATCGTTGCCGTTCTATTGGGCAGTCAATGCCAGCATGTGCGCAGTATGCCATAATTTCGCTAAAGGGTATAGGTGCAACCCCGCTGAAACCTATCGGCCTAGAATTGCGTAATGCATTGAAAGCAATCCAAGCCGTAAGGTTCTTAGGTAATGGCTTTTCTGTTATGTTTAGCGCACCCTTTGCAATCAAATATGCTTCGTCTTTTGGCGTATATTGGTATGACCAAAGAAGTGCGCTTATTAGTTTTTTTCCGTTTCCTTATCTGCTTCTGCAATAAAGTTAGCTAAGTTATCGACGTATTCTGCAAAGTCTAAGAAGTATTTAGATATTTCTTCTATTCTTACTTCTGCCAGTGCCATGAAATGATCTTTGTCGCATTTCATTTCTTTGCCATCGTCTTGAATATTCGTATTCCATGCAACAACACACGCATCAAACAATGCTTCAAATTGCATTTTACCGACTGCTTTAGTGATTTCTGATGTTTCGCGGGTAAACCGTTCACGATCTTTTACGTGATCTGCCGCTTGCATTGTTTTTATTTGTCGGCTTAATTCCGCTTCATCACGCAATTTAATTAGGTCTGTATTCAACCAACCACCAGCGCGGCATTTGATTTCAATAAAAGTTGTTTCACCTGATAAAAAGTCTAAATCAGACGAAAATTCTCTGCGAAATATCTGATCTGACATTTTCGGCTTAGATAATTTTAGCATCGGTTATCCTTTGTCGGTATGGCAGGGGGCAAGCTACCGACTAACCCGCCCCCCTAAGTGCTGCACTATTCTGTCGGTTTGTGCGGCTTTTGGGTTGCCAGCTTGGGTTTGTCGGCAAGGCCCAATTTCTTAGCGGCTTCTTCTGTGATCTTATCGCCCTTGCGATAGACTACAGTTTTACCGTCTACTTCAGCGCTAAACTTTACTTCGGCTACATACATTAGCTTACTGCCCGTGTTAGCTTCACTGATGCATCTTCTGTTGTTTCGTCATACATTGCGCGAATTGTTACGTCTTGCATCGCCGCTGTACCAGTGAAATCTAGGTTGCCAGCCGTAAATTTGCATGTAGGGAATGCAAGCGTATATTTAGACCCTGAAACAGAACCTAGTGGGAATGTCAGCGCGAATTGGCTATGGTCACTGTCACGCGCTGCGTTGTAGATCGCCGCAAAGTTGCTATCAACATACATACGCGCCGTGATTTCTGCCATCAGCGCACCCTTTGTGATCCCGCCTTTAGCAAAATCGCTGCCCAGCTTGTTCTGCGCTTCACGACCTTCATATGTGAAATTGATTGTCGCGCTTTCGAATGCGTCTAGCGTATAACCCGCCATCGTAATCGTTCCAACGTCCAAGCCGCTAGATAGTGGCGTTCTTTCGGTCTGGTCTGTGTATGTCGCACCAGTGATTGCCGTTGTCGAACTATCTGATGAACCCATGCCCAGCAAATCGAATGCAAAAGTAATATCTGCGTTAGATGTTAGGGTAATCGAACCGCCTGACACTTCCACGCCCGTGTAACGCATCATCGTATTTGTTCCACCGTCACCCGCTGCAATGGCGTTTTCTACTGTAAACGTCTGTGTGGTTTTGGCGTTCTTTAATACGTCTGTTGTCCATGTGCCTTGAAGTAGGCTTTCAAGCATATCGTCATATGCGCCATATACTAGCGTTCCTGACATATTGCCTGTTACATCGATGCCGCCAATGGATGTTTCTACGGCTTCGCCTTTACCCGCTAGTGATCGATGTTCAATAATGCTTGGTGTAGCAGTCATATTGATAGGTACATCACTATTCGTAAATGCAGGGGTTGATGGTGTTGTATTAGCAGATGTTTCAGCCACAAAAGCTGATCTTAGCTGATTTGATGCAATGCCAACCATGTTTGTGGCCTCCTATTTAAATTCGTATCGCACGAATGGTGCGACGAACGTTGCGATATGAAAAGGTATATCAGAAACTTCACCAGAAATATATGGGTGCTGTTGTTCTGGCGAGAACCTGATAAATTCGTCGGTAGTAGCGATAGCACCCTTTTCGTTAATCCGTTTTTCGTGAAATAGGGTATCTAATTCTTCTGCGTATTCGCGCCATGCATTAGTGCCTTTTCCACCGTCTGTAAAAATCTGTATCTGGACAACGCCAGTGTAATCGATGCGGTTTGTTGTGCCGCCGATTGACCCCTGAAACGCCTGACCGTTGTTGATACTTAGACGTATGCTATTTGCTACGGGTTCGAATGTATGACCATCAAAGCCTACTGGCGTTCTTTCTGCCCACTTGTTTAACAAGTAGCGTTCTATAGCCCGTCTTTCTGTTGCGTAACTCATAGCAATATCTCACGATGATTGACGTTTATTTCGTTTATCGTAACCGAAACCATGCCTTCTGGCGCTTGCTCCGACCAGCCATTTTCTAGCCTGTTACCATAAGGCAGATTATTCTGAATATAAATGCGGCTTGTGGTTTCAACGTCATAACCTTCGATTGCCGCCATACCCTTGTTGATCGCTCCGCTGCCGCTTGCGTCTGTTGCTGGCGTTTGCTCCATGCTTGGGCTGTTTATAGAAACAATCCAGTTATTGCGAAAACGTCCAGTATCGACAGGGGATTTAAGAACAACGCCGCGCAATGTATCCATCGCTATAACCTGTACCGCATCTTCTATCTTTTCTTGCGTTTCTAATACGGCTGTATTTAGCCGCAATTCAAAGTCTTTGGCATTCTGTGCATTCGTCATTGCTTCACCACCACCGCATACATGAGCGATACAGAACCAGCTACGGTTTGCACCTTCTTAATTGTGTAATCAATGCTGTTTACGGTCAGCTTCCAACCTTCTTTGCATTCTGTGGTGAAACCTTCCAGCAATACCAATATTTCTTTTGCCCCTACGACATAATCGGGAAACAAATCATTCATTGGCTTTTCGGTATCAAACAACGCCCGACCAGTTATAGATGTAGTCGTAACCACATAATCGCCCTGATGCGGGTCATAGCTGTAATCATATGCTGTTTCATAGGTTACAGTAGCGTTAAATATTGCGTCCGTAATCGCAGAATTAGCTGCGTCAAAAGCTGCGTCTGCAATAGCGGTTATCGTTGTCATGCACGTAGAACCTTAATCTGCGCACCACCAAATTCTGTGTATGGCGCTAGTAACCCTTCGATTGCCACAAAGCGCGGCACTTCACGATAGTTTGTATATTCTGTTTCGGTTTCTACTGGCCCAGCCTTAGACTTGACCCGCTTTACTGCACCACTTGAAACTGTGCTAAATGGCGTTGCACCTTCATGGATTAGGTAAGCCATTTCAGCTTGCGCATCTTTTATGTCTTGCGGCACTGTGTCTGGATCAATAGGCCAATCTTTAACAAGCATTGTGCCTGTCAATCTAGGCCACGCCATCGCCTGATAGCGATACTGTCTTTCACCGACAAAATTATAAGTACGATTAAGGTAATCAGCGGCTTGTATTAGGTTTGCTTCATGGTCATCATCGTGTCCATGCTGCGTTAAATCTACATTTCTGGCACTCCAATAGGTCTGCCATTCTGCCAACGTTATGTAACTGTTAGTGCTTGTGCCACCTATTGTTGTATCTAATGCCATTATTTAGCCGCCTTTTTCTTCGCCGCTGGTTTGCGTGTTGCTTTCTTCTTTGCTGGCGCTTTCCCACCTTCCCACGCTTCGTTTACATCTGGCGTTGAAGGGTCATCAGCTTTTAGCTGTCCATTAGACTTTCTTGCGCGTTTTGGTTCTGCGTCAAATAGCGTGTGCAGTTTTGCATCAAAGTCGGCTTCATTGATAATAGCGTAACCATCTTTGCCACTATCATGTTTGATTTTAACTGTTTTCATTTTTTGGCCTTTCGCTTGCGGCTTGGGCGCTTGCCTTTT